ATGCTATGCACGGTAAAGGTGACGTGCACGGTCTTTTTTCTGGTCTCAAACTCGAAGCCGTCTACCGCGGTGATTCGGTCGTCCTGCAGTAGGGCCTCTGTAATGCAACGCTTAATCTCTGGAAGCGCATACTCTTTCGGCTGGCCGATAAGCTCGACGAGCTCAATGCCGTAGTTCCACGAGTAAATGAGATAGGCGTATCGCTCCGTGCTGAGAATCAGGTAAATAGCCTGTCTTAACGACTCAAGCTCGTCTACCATGCCGCGAATGCGCCCATGCTCAATATCCAGAGCGTAAGTAAGACTCGGTTGAGTCTCGACCTCAAGCGTCAGGAGGTCATTGTCTACTTTCGGTATCATGTAGGCGCCTCCACTCTGTCTATGATAATAAACTTCTGCCCGCCGTCGGTACGGAGAAGCAGCACTTGCTCGCCGGCTTTCAGTCCGAGGTGGACCTTGAAGGCCTTCTTGCCCTTATAGGCATGCTTGTGGCTCGCAAATGAAGCGTCTCCGCTTCCGCCTGCGGTGTTTTCGGTCTGATGGTCTACCGTCATATAAACGGTATAGTCCCGGACCGCGTTCGTCAGGATAAGCTGCGCCGCGGTGAGTTCGAGCTTCTGGTCGACCTGCACCTTGAGCGGCGATACGCTCGTCACCTTGCCGAGAACGAAGGCGAAGGGCTTTGCGGCGTTGACCGCCTCGAGCGCGGCGCGCTTAACGTTTTCTAAAAAGCCGTTCATATCAAGTGACAAATGTACCACCCCGCAATTTCAGGTCCATCAGGTGCTGCGCTTGCTTGAACTTGTGCGTCACCGATTCGACCAGTAGGTAGCTCTGGACGTTGATGTCCCCGAGCCCCAGCTTAACAATAACGGACGAGCCCGCCCGGACTCTTGTATCGCCGAGCGCGTCGGAGATAGAGAGCGAGCGGGTTTTTGTGTTGTAGAGCTTTAGGAGGGCCTCCGCCTTTGCCGTACCGCTTGCGGAGAGCTCGACGGTATCGGTGTATTGCAGAAGACCCCACTTGTTGATATTCGAGCTGTCCTTCGCAATGAAGATTTCGCGCTTGCCCGAATCCTTGTTCTCAAAGGTAATCTTGATTTGGTTGTAGGTCTGCTTGTCGATGGTGCTCGAATAGGAGTACTCGCCGATGGTGTCGGCGTCGATAAGCAGATTCAGCTTCATGCTCTCGATGTCCTGCAGCGTCAGCTTGCCGACTTTATCGTAGAGCACATAGAGCTTAGTTTTCGCCCGGAGCGTCTCGTCAAGCGCATTCTGGGCGATGTCAAAGAGCGTAGCGTTGTCCTCGGTCCTCGAGCCGATAACGTACCCCGTGTCCTCAAGAGTTCCCACGCTGAGACCGAAGTCCTCAGCTATCATCTTGATAACGTCGCTCGCTTTCTTGTTCGAGTAGACGTAGGTGTCCTTATTCTTGAAGTAGCGGAGCTGGTCGTAGGCGGTAACCTCAATAACGTTCGGCGTGCGTCCCGAGCGGCTCTTTGTAAAGACAAAGCCGTAAAACATATCCGTCCCATCGACGGACAGCTTTACGGCGTCTCCTTCCTGAAAAGACAAGACGGAATCTTTTACCACGGAAAACTTGAGCTTTCCGGGAGAGCCCTTGCGGTCCCACGAAAGGCTGATACCTTCCTCAACAATGGGGTAGAGAATCGTGCTGCCGCTCTGAATGATTAAATCTACTTTACTCATGGAATCGTCAACACCTGCCCCGGGTAAATAAGGTTAGGATTCTTTATCTTGCCCTTATTCGCGTTATAGATTTTTGTGTACTGCGCTCCGTTGCCGTAATACTTCTTAGCGATGTTCCAGAGGCAATCTCCCTTCTTTACGGTATAGGATTTCGTCTTAGGCTTGCTCGAAGTCTCGCGCTTCTTCTCCTCCTTGATGGTGGGCTTGTTCGCGGCCGCGGCCGGTTTCGTTACCGTGACGGTCTTCGTCGCGTAGTCGATATACTGCTTGAGCGTAACCGAAACGGTCACGTCAGGGCCTTTTGTGGCGTCCTCTGTGATGTTATAGCTCTCAAGGCTTACTTTCATATTCGTATCGAACAAAAGTCTCCCAGAGGGCGACACACGACTCACGATGAAGCGGAACGGAGTCTTACTTGTCATGTAGTTCTCGAAAATACCGAGGTAGTAGTCAGGTCTGCGGAAGGTACCCGCAAAAGAGTACTGCCCCAGCATAGGGAGAACAGCGTCAAAGCTGATTTCGGTCAAGCCGGGAGAGCGCAGGAAGTTTATATCGCCCTCATTGACAAGGGTAAGCGTCTTGTTGTTCCCCTTGATTTTGGTCGTCAGCTTCTGCGGCGTAACTGGCAAAAGCAGACGCCCGAAGTAAAAGCTATACATTATTCATGCACCCCCTCAGCAGCGACCTCGAGTGCTTCCGCGAAGCCCTCGGTCAGAGTATTCAGCACGCCGTCAAGGTCCATATCGGAATCAATGCGGTTAGTCATGCCGGTCATATCGATTTTGACCTCGGCGGTCGTGAAGCGGTTGATTGCTTCCTGCTCCGCAAGGTCTCTCATATATTTCAGGTCCTCGGTCGTTTCCTTTAGAGAAGCGGCCGCGCTTCCTGCACTGTCGTTAATGCCGGCGGTGTCCGCACCGATACCGTCAAGAGCGGTCTGTTCTGCGGAGCTGTCAGCCGCGGCGTCGGCCTTTGCCTGTGCATAAGCGGCCTGCAAAGCGTCGACAGAAGAATTGAGCTCAGCTTTCAAAGAGTCGATATGCGCGTCTCTTCCGGCTTTAGCGCTCGCGAGCTCACTCTCATACGCGGCAAGGTCTGCCGCGCGAGCGGACTTCGCTGCCTCGTTTTCCGCCGCGGCGGTTGTCGCGAAGGTTACATGCTCGATGGCGTCGATACTCACGCCGGGGATTTTATTCAGCACCCCGATGAACTTGTTGATAATATCGATAGCGCCGTTAATCATGTTCTGGAGAATCGTCAGTACAGAGACTTTCATATCCCCCATGAAGTTCGCGATTGCTACACCGGCTTTCTGCCAGCAGAGCTTGAGCTTGTCTACGAGGTCAATGACCCAGTAGACGCCGGTAAAGAATGCGAGCTTGACCGCATTCCAGCCGACGATAAGCGCGAGCTTGCAAATCTCCCACGCATTTTTAACGCCGCCGATAGACTGAATCCACCGATACATCGCCGCAACAAGTACGCCGATGATAAGGGCAATCCAGAGAATCGGATTCGAGAGGAGCGAAACAATAAGGGCCTGATTTGCCGCGACAGCCAGCCACTGAGCAGCGGCATGGACGACCCACGCAACGGCGAGAATGCCGACCGTAGTAGCCAGCCCCACGAGTACCGCGCTGACCATATCTGCGTTCTCCGTGAGGAAGGCGACGATATTATTCAGCCACGAGACGATGGTCGTAAGGACCGGCAGAAGCTGCTCAGCCATAATGCCGGTAAACTCGAGCCAGCTCTCGGAGAGAAGCCGGGTCTGGTTGGCGTAGCTATCCTGCGTGCGGGCAAAGTCGCCTTGCGCGTCGGCGGTCGTGCTCATAAGGTAATTGTACCGGAGCATGACCTGCTCAGCCTGAGACATTTCGTTGTAGGCCGTTGTGATACCCTGCGAGAGGGCATAAGCCTCGAGGTTGGCGACCGACATGTTAATGCCGAGCTGCTTCAAGGGCTCTGTCTCGCCGGAGATACCGGAACGGATTTTCTCGAAGGCGGTCTCAAGGTCAAGGTTATAGAACGACGCCATATCGCCGGCAAGGCCGACCATATCTTTCGACATATCTACAATGGCGTCGCCCGCAAGGCCGGAAGACTTGAGCATGGCGCCGATAGTGCCGGCGTACCGCTTTGCGCTTACCTCGTTCATGCCGTAAGCGGCAAGACACTCTTTCGACCACGAGTTGATAGCCTCCGTAGCGCTTCCGAAAGTAACGTCGACGACGTTCTGGACTTCGGCAAGGTCGGAGGCATAGTCAATTCCGGTCTTGATAGTATCAAGCGCTTTGCGGGCAATCATCACAAGCCCGATGGCTTTCGCGAGTCGGCTGAAGGCGTCGGTCGATTTATTCGTATGGTCTTCCAACTGGTCCAGCGCGGCGCTTGCTCTGGCAAGCTCCTCACGGGCCTCTTGAATGGAGGCGGTGTCGATAGCCCGTCCGGACGCGTCCTGCATAGCCTCGAAGCTATTAAGTACAATGTTCATCGCCTTATTGATACTCTTGAGCGGGCCGGTCATGCCGTCCGTAAGTACGAGCTGCGACTTGATAAGGGCCATAGGCCTCCTCCTTTCCGGGAATAGGCGCCGAGGCTTGACCCGGCTTTACCTCAGTGCTTTTTCCCGTGTTTTGCTTTGGCCGCTTCTTTCTTCTCCTGCTCGACCTTTATATCGATAGCGGCGATAATGAACGCCTGCGTATATGGGTCCATGTCAAGGAATACATTCGGCGGCCACTTGAACTTGTGGAGACAGTAATAGACGTAGTTCGCCTCCGGGTCGTCTCCGAGTATTAGTTTTTTGCTTCTTCCACCATTTCGTCGCCAGACTGGAAGCCGTTGACCTGCAGGACCTTAGTGGAGTAGTCCTCGAACTCGGCGGGAGTCAGCATAGTGGTGATAAGCTGCTCCGCACCCATAACGCCGTAGCTCTGCTGGAGCTCGGCGTCGTTCAGATTCGGGAACACCGTGCAGCGGACAGCTACCTTCGCAAGGTAGGCGTTCGCGTCGAAGTCCTGCGTAAACTGGCCCTTGCGACCGGGTACCGGGACAGTACGCATGCAGGCCTTTCTCAGGCCCGCGTTCTCCGCTGCGGTAATGCAGCAGATTTCCCACGGCATAGCCTCGCCGGTATCGGGGTCGACGAAACGGTCGGAAGCGATAAAGGTAACGTTGTCAATTTTCTTCGCGTTCTGAGCGAGGAACGCGGTCAGATTCTTAGCCATAGTAAAATACCTCCTGTTTTATGTTGGTTTACTGCATGCCGTTCAGCAAGCTAAAGGTCTCGGGCATTTCCCAGTCGTCGAAGGTGCCCTCGAGTTCCTCGTCGAGAGTCTCGGCGTCGGCGTCAAACTTCGCCAGAATGCCGCCCTTAGTGAGGCAGTTCTTCAAGATGATAGTCTGACGACCGACAGAAGCGGTCGGGTCTTCGTTCGCGACCTGAATATCGAACGTAGGCATAAAGCCGGTACGCTTATACTCGAGGAGCATTTCGCGGAAAACGGACTGGTTATAGTGGGCGGTGCCGCTCCACGTGCCGGACCAGCCGGTCGGCTTGTTGCCCTTGCCGGACTTGCCGAGGATAGGCACCTCAGCTACAGAGATGTCCATTTTGGACTCGAAGGAATAGAGCTGCATGAAGCAGTATCTATTTCCGTCGGCCATCGTGACATACGCGGAAGCCTGAGAGCCCGCAATCGCGTCAAGCGCGTTCATAATAGGCTGAGCCATAATTCAAACCTCCTTACATGATAATGACGCTCAGACGATTATTTTTGCACGTGCTCTGTATTTAGTTGCTTTTCTCTGCTTTGACGCGCGTATATTGCCTCTATTTCTCAAGGCAAACACAAAAAGAAAACGAGTATCAGCGCTGAAAAAGCGTCGATACTCATTTTCTTTTTAGTCTTCGTCTCTTGACTGTTCGCCCATTGCCGAGTAAATGGCCTCTTTACAAAAACCGTTAAGGCTTTGACCTCGTTCTTCTGCATAGGCTTTAATTCGGTCGCGCTCGCCTTTCTTTACTCGAACGCCGAGCATGTCATAGGCGGCGGCCTCGTATTTCTTCTTAGCCTTTTTCTGAGCTTCGCTCACCGGCATTATTCTCACCTCCTCTAAACATATTTATTATACCATATTCAACGTCTAACGTAAACGGTATATTTGCATAAAGAAATTCACAGAATCTCGGCAGTTTTGTCGGCTCGCGAAATCTAACGTATACGTTATAATATTTATAGTGAGTGAATCACAAGACAATTTACGGAGGTACATGAAAATGAAAAGAGTCGATTTAACAAAGGTCGTAGAACAGTACAAAGAGCTTGCGAATCAAATTGCGCTTCTCGAAACGCAGAAAGACGCAATCGCCGACCATATCAAGCAAGCCATGGGCGAGACCGAAGAACTTTGCGTCGGCGCGCACGTCGTAAGATACAAGACCGTCAAAGCCAACCGCTTCGACACAACCGCATTTAAGAAAGAGCATGCCGACATGTATGCAGACTTCTTGAAAGAGTCTACGAGCCGCCGCTTTACGATTGCGTAAGAAAGAGAGGGCGAGAATATGTTAAAGCTGAAATTGACACAGACCTATTATAGAGAGGTCGAAACGATTGAAGAGGCAAGCCGAGAGGTACGGTTGTATGTAGACCTCTTTGACCTCTCGGCAAGCGACTATGAAGACTGTGAGCTCTTTGACGAGCAAGGCCATAAGCTGGGCCGCTTCTCGTATAACGGTCGTTTCTGGCCTGAGAGCGAGGTGAGAGCATGAATACGCGAGTCTTCTTTGAGAAAATCCACAACGATGTCTCCGGGGTCGCTCGGTTGCTGGACCTGAGCGTGAGAGACGTCTTAGAGCTTGTCTACGATGAAGACGGCTTTAATCGTAAGGACTTGAAACGCATTAAAGACGCCTATCACCTGACAGACTCTGATATTTGCGAAATTCTCTTTTTGGTGTAAGCACATAAACAAGCCCAGAACGTCCCGTATCGCACCCGGACGTTCTGGGCTTATTTCTTATACTCCATTGAGATAAAAACTCGATACGGGTCGCCGTGTGGCTCCGTAGGCTATCTTTAGATAATTAAAGACCGCCGTTGAAGACTACGGCGGTCTTTAACTTACTTGCAACAGAGTGGACTGCATAAGAGAGTTCGGTTTATATCGGTGGGACGAAAAAGCCGCCGAAGACAAGCCACTAAAAACAGATGACCACGCAATGGACGATACGAGATACTTCATCCGTACTATGTTTAGCTGGCAAGTTCAGCTTTTAAGGACAGCGCTTCACCTCGCTTTCTTTGTAAAAATTTTTGTGTCGACACAATAGCATTATACTGTTCGTCTGCTTGAACGTGAGCTTATGCGCCTACTTTTGTCCTTTAGGACAGTACAATTTTACTAAAGGAGGTGCGCTGATGAACGCAGATACAATTCGAGTAAAAGAAGCAGCCGCTCGGCTCGGCTGCTCAGAACGTAAAGCCTATGAGATTTTACATAAGTTAAACGCCGAGCTGAAAGAGAAAGGCTATATCACTATCGCCGGTCGAGTTCCAAGGTCTTATTTTGAGAAAAGGTGCAGACTTGACAGAAAAGAGGTTGAGTCATGCTAAGCGATAAGCAAATGACTCTGGCAAAATCTGCGCCAAAAGACTTCTTGAATCAGTACAAGCCGATATGCTTGCTGGCGCAAGTTAGCTTAGAGCGCGCCGAGTGGTGGTCTGGTCGAAATGAAGAATTTTGCGCCGAGTTAGTCCGCGAGGCTCGCGAGCGTATGACTTTAGCTTCTGATATTGCCGAATTGATTGAAGCGGCGGATATTTCAGACCAGTACAAGAGCCTTTTGAGATTGCGCTTTATCAAAGGGCTTACTGTTCTCTCGGTTATGACCGAGTTAGGCTTTACAAGTAAAAGATGGACCGACACGTTACAAAGCCGTGCGTTAAAGGCTTTTGCACAAGCGGTCGAGAAAGAGGTGGACTATGCTAAATGATAAACAGATAGAACTCGCGCGGACTGAGCCGAAAGCATTTTTAGAACAGTTTAGGCTCTTACGCACGAGATATGAAAATGAACTTGACCGCGTTAACTTTTGGCAAAATTGCGAGGTCGGAAAGGAGTATTGCGAGGCTTGTATCGCTCGAGCGCGTAGGCTTGTTAGCTTGGAAGCTGATATTGTAAATTTGCTTGATACCGTAGAAATCAAAGAGGACTATCGGCTTTTTCTGCATTTGCGTTTTATTGCAGGCCTGAGTATGTCTGAAGTATCGGCGAGAATGCTCATTACGCGCCGGTGGGCCCAGCGACTGCAGAATAGAGCTTTACTGGCCTTCGCGCAATCGGTATGACTAACGAAGAATTAGCCTTAAAAATTCAAGCCGGCGAAGTTGAGCTAATGAGCGAGCTATGGCTTCAGGTCGATAAGTTCGTAAGACTGCGAGCCTATAATTTTGCCTCGGGCCAGGCGTGGTCTGAGAGGTGTCGTGCGGTCGGTATCACGCAAGACGACCTCTATTGCGCAGGCTATTTTGCGCTTGAGCCAGCCGTTAAAAGCTATGACCCTGAAAAAGGCGCTTTTATAACTATTTTCGGTTATTATCTTAAACGCGTTTTTAGTAACGAAATAGGTGTGCACAAAAGCGGCGGAAAGTGGTACGAAAAACCGGACGCAATTAACTCGGCGGTAAGTCTTCAAGAAACTGCGAGCACAGGCAAAGACGGCGATGAGCTATCTCTTGAAGCAATGATTGAAGACGAGCAAGCGCAAAAGCCGTTCGACGCTATTGAAGACGCACTCTATAATCAGGCTCTTCACAACGACTTAGAAGTAGCTCTCGACGGACTTAGACCGAGAGACGCACAAGTGATTAGAGACCACTATTACAATCTGCTAAGCCCAGACGAGCAAGCCCAGAAGCTCGGCGTTTCTCGGTCTACGGTTAACAGCATTCGGACTCGTGCGCTCTTGCTGCTTCGGAAGCACGCGCGCCTTCAAGACTATCGCTCGCGTTTTCTTAACTCGACGGCTCTCACTGGCTTTAAGGCGTGGAAAGAGACAGGTATGAGCCAGCAAGAGAGATTTATTATCAAGCTCGAAGAGTACGAAGAAAAACTCGGTCTAAAGTGAGTTAGCCTTGCCTAACCAGAAAGGATATACCTATGCAAGAGATTTTACAATTCGCAAAAACTAAAGTGCCGGATGACTGGGCCAGCCGAAGTCTTGAGGAGCGTCTCGCGTACTGGCAAAGTCCAATCGACGACCCGTCTGAAACACGTAGAACGATATGCGCCGTTGAGGTCTGGTGTGAGTGCCTCGGTCGCAATCGAAAAGACTTCACGCAGAGCGAGGCCCGAAAGATAAACTCGGTGTTAAAGCGTTTGCCCGGATATCATTTCTCGAATTCCGCGGACTGCGGCTCGTATGGTCGACAAAGAGCTTTTGTTAGCGAGGCTTTACCGAAACGCTGGACCCGAATTGCCAGTATGAGCAAATAGGCTTTAGCCCCTCTCGTTTCGGCGAGAGGGGCTTTTCAAGCCCGCGCCGGCATGCTTTTAGGTAGTCGGTAGTCCGTCGGAGCGAATTTTCCTTATATATACATGTAATGCGAGGGGGCGACGGGATTGCGTCGAGTGTCCCTTTACTTTTTCAAAAAATGTTTTTAAGATTTTTCGACTACCAGTACTACCAAGTAGCCAAAAGCATTGATATATAAGGCTTTTTCGAGGTAGCAGAATAGGTAGTTTGCTGGTAGTTCGAGCAAGGCCAAGCACTTAAAAGTGCTACTCGAGGAACTTGAATTTTGAAAAAGACGCCTTCCGGCCGCTCGGGCTTGAAGACCGGCTCCGAAATAGAGTGAACAGAGGCAAAAGAGCAATATACCGTACACGTACAAGAGCCAGCCTCTGCATATAGGTTTGACTGCCTGCGAACGGCTGTATTTCGTTATATTTTTAATTCGGCACCTATAAGAAACTTTTAATAAAAACGCTAAAAGTCTGAGCGTTTCGCCGGCTCGCGAAACTTACTAAACGCGTTAAAATTATAATCAAGAGAGGTGATTATGTTGACTAACGAGGAATTAGTATTGCGGATTAAAGCCGGCGAGACTTCTTTGATGGACGAGCTTTGGTCGCAAGTTTATAAGTTTGCGTATATGCAGGCTGGTAAGTTTTTCAATGCTTATGCTGACCGCTGCCAGTCTTTCGGTCTTGAACTCGAAGACATTCAGCAAGAGAGCTTTTTTGCAATTTATAAGGCCGTTGAAGGTTTTAAGCCGAAGCAAGGCGTTGTCTTTTTGACTTACGCCGGCTACTGCTTAAAAAAAGCCTTTTTCGATATGACAAAGATGAACTATAAAGGCTGGCAGAAAAACGCGGTCCGTAGCTGCTCTTGCAGCCTTGACGCGCCCATTTCTACTAACGACGGCGAATACAGCCTTGCAGATACGCTCGTAAGCGAAGACGACACCGAGGGCAAAGTCGTTGAAAAGGTTTACGCTGAAAATCTTAGCCGAGACATCGCGGAGGCCGTTGGCGCGCTTCGTACAAGCTGGCAAGACGTGATACACTCCATTTACTTTATCGGCTTGCGACCGGCCGATATTGCACGCGCCGAAGGCTGTGCGCGAACGGTCGTTTCAAAAAAGCACCGCTCGGCTCTTGCATGCCTTGCGCAAAGTCCGGTACTTCAAGCCTATAGAATCTGATTACAGAAGAGCGTAAACGCGCTCTTCTGTTTTGCTTAGTTGCGCAAGCGCAACTGCCTTTTTTATGAGACTTTTTGGGCCTTTCTTATACGCGCGCGTGCGCACGCGCTTTTTTTGCGTTATTTTTTGCTTCAGTTTTTCATGCTTACGAGCCTTAGCCTAAACGATAAAATAAAAAGAGATTTTAAGAAAGAGGTGTAAAACCATGAGAATCAAAGAAATCATTGACGCTCGCAATCTTATGTCGAAACAAGCGAACGAGGCGCGCCTGTCTTGGTGTAAAAAGTACCTTTCGGCAAATGCGCGCCAGAACTACACGGAGAAGTATATTTCCGAAAAGCTGTCCGCCGAACTTGCGGAAATCTCCGAGACAGAACACTCGGCAAATGTAAAGTTCAACAAAGAACTCGTTGCCGAAACCGAGTCGCTTCTCGAGGCGGCTAAGCGCAAAATCGTACCAGCATTTGAAAGACCCGACGACTATGCAATGCAAATTGCAAATGCGTTGACCATGTTGAAAATGTTGCCTCTTAGCGAGGACAACATCGAGCTGATATTCTCGCCTTTTAAGGCAGACTATGAACAGATGCGCGTTTTCGACCATATTGTTAGTACTTTTGACAGTCACGCTTGCGAGATTGAACATAGACAGCCGTATGACTATGAGAAGACATTTGCCGAAACGAGAGAGCGCGCCGAAAAGCTCGCCTATTATGATGAGCTTAGAGGAATCGCCGAGAGGCTTTTCTTATATCCAAAGACAGAGCGCGATGTGATTCGTGCCGGCGCAGACGTATACGTTAAAGAGTACACGGACGGCTACGACGAGATAACCGGTCAAGCGCGTATGCTTGAACTGGCTGAAAGTGAGGTGCTCTAAATGACATTTGCAGGACTTCAAAACGAGGCGCAAAAAATCTATAAGAGAGCCCGGGCAGAGGCTGAGCGCGTCGAGAGTGAAAAGACACATATCAGAGAGGTGTATACACCAAAAATCGCCGCCGAGAATTGCGCTGACGAAGATAGGGTCTTTTTGTCATTCGTAAATGACTGCGCGGATGAATTTGAAAGTAAAGTGCGCGCCTGCTTGGCTGAGTGTCGAGAAAGCCTTGACAAGACCCTTTCGACCGCACCAACGAATGAGCAGCTAAACCTGCTCCATGTTATTTCAATGCGAGGTGAGTCTGTTAGCGAAAACGAGTTTGCACGTCTGTGCTCTCTAATGGCGACGAATTATCAAGCCACAAAGGCCTTGCAGGCTATCGCAAAGAAAAATAATGCACGCATTCATCTGTCTGATAAGTATGACTTTGAAGCACTGACCGCAAGCCTCGAATGGCTTGAAAGCTATCTGTCTGACCGCGTTCGAGATTTGAGGTATTTTTCAGGCCACAAAATTGGCAGTCTCGGAAACGCATTCTTTGTCGAGGGCTGCAGAGACCCGAATTATGAAGAACGCGCAAGCCGCTTCGAATGAGTGACTCTTGCCGGCCTTATATCTCTAAGGCCGGCAAAACTTTTTTATTTTTTGAGACTGACAAACGCGAGAGCATACAAGATAATAAAATCAGAAAGGCAGGTGGCTTGTTATGAGTCTAAAAACGTTGAGAGCCGAAAGAGGCTATACATTGAAAAAGCTGGCCGAGTTAAGCGGCGTTAACTATATGAAAATCCATTACATCGAGCACGGTAAAGTTGATGCTAAAAACATCAGGCTCGAGACCGCTCTAAAACTGGCCAGAGCTCTTAATTGCCGACCGGAAGAGCTTCTTGACGAGGTGAGCAGCCATGCCTGTTTATAAAGACGAGCAAAGAGGTACGTTTTTCTGTAGCTTCTACTATACCGACTGGACCGGCGAGAAGAAGAAAAAGACAAAGCGAGGCTTTAAGCTGAAACGAGACGCGCAGGCCTTTGAGAGGTCTTTTCTTGAGCAGACACAAGGTGAGCCGACAATGTTGTTTTCGGCTCTCATCGAGTTATATCTGGCCGACATCAGGACGAGGCTAAAGCCTTCTACTTTGTACGGTCGAGAGAAGATTATTCAAGATAAGTATTTACCATTTTTCGGTAAACTGCGACTCGACCAAATCACGCCGGCGCATATTAGAAGATGGCAAAATGAGCTTATAGAGCAAGGCTTCAAAGACACGTATCTTCGCTCTTTGAGCACAAGCCTGTCTACAATTTTTAATTTTGCGGTACGGTATTACAATTTGAGAGAGAATCCATGCACAAAGACCGGTCATATCGGTAAAATGAAAGCCGACGAGATGCTTTTCTGGACTCGTCAAGAGTATGCTCAATTTATTAAGCAGATAGAAGAGTACACAATGCAGCACCTCGGTTTTCAACTTCTTTATTGGACTGGCATGCGAATCGGCGAAATGATGGCCTTGACAGTCGGAGATATAGACCTCAGAAATAAAACTCTGTCTATCACGAAATCATATCAGCGAATACAAAAGCAAGACGTTATAACCGAGCCGAAAACTCAAAAGAGTAAGCGCGTCATATTTTTACCGGATTTTCTTTGCGTGGAGCTTGAAGAACATATTGCTCGCATGTATGACGCTAAGCCTACCGACCGTCTCTTGCCTTGCGGTAAAATGCTTTTTCGCTATCATCTTGAACTCGGTGCAGAACGCGCCGGTGTAAAAAGAATACGTCTGCATGATTTTCGGCACTCGCACGCCAGCCTTCTTATAGAGCTCGGTTTTTCGCCTCTGCTTATCGCTGAGAGGCTTGGTCACGAGAATATAGAAAGAACGCTTAACACGTACTCGCACCTCTATCCGAATAAGCAAGCCGAGTTGATTGAAAAACTCGAAAAACTTGATATATAGCACCGTACCAGCGTCACAAAACAGATTAAAGCAGCCTAAAAGGCTTATATATTAAGGCTTTCGGGCCATTCTACCACCGTTACGCTCATATAGAGCTGAGCCATAGCGTTCACGACGTTCAGGTCCTTCACAGTGCAAAGGACAGCCTTCTTCGTGTCGCCCTGCTCCACGGTTACGCTGTCGGGGTCGAAGTCCTCAATAGCGCGAATAGACTCGAGGTCCTGATGGAGCTTGCAAATATCGTTCCAGAGAGCAATTCTGCCCGCCGCATCGTTCGGCACGGTGCCGAGGTAGCGCGTGTTGAAGAGGACCGCCGTATCGTTCGCAATCTGGTCGCAGACGCGGATAGTCTGATTCGACTTGAAGACGTCGCCCTTCGTGTCGGAGACAGTAATCAGGGAATCAATGTCCTCGAGAATGCGAACGTCGCCGTTGACGTTGTGGAACATCAAGCGGCCAGCCTTAATTGCTGCCTCGAGCTCGGCCTGCGTTCTGTCCACGTCGACGGTGAGCTCGCCGTCATACTTCTTGTTCGTGTTGGACTTGTTCACGGCACAGCCTGCAGACGCGCCGGTCATCCAGTACACGAGACCATACTGGCCGAGGCCGGAAATGCCAGAGTCATAGTCCGTCACCTTGCTGCCGATTTCGATAACGCCCTCATAGTCCGCGAGCTTCTCGTTGGAATCGAGGTTGAAAATAACGGTCTGGAACTTCGCGCCGACCTCGTCGCGGAGGCGCTTTGTGTAGTTGATATACAGCTTGATAGTGGTCGAGTCGTCGGACGGGCAGCCGAGAGTATTGAAGCTGTAGCTTTCAAACTTATCGAGCGCCGCCTGATGAGCCGCAGCATTTGCCGTGCCGTTCGTACCACCGGTGAGCGGGGTCTTTACGGTCGCGGCGAGAGTCGCAGTAGTCTTCCACGCTACGAAGTCGTTATCCTTGAGCGCAGTTGCCGCAGCCACGGTCTGCGTATCGAGGAGAGTCGTATCGTAGTAGAGGCTGACGTCGAAGAGACTGGAGTTATCAGCGTTCGCCGCAATAACCACATAGAGCTTGTTGCCGGCAATGCCGGAACACTTCGCCGTGCAGTAAGCGCAAGCGGCCTTAACGCCTCCGCCGTTCAGGCGATAGGCGTAGAGGGTCTGCGTATACTGGAAGAGCTCGCGCAGAGGCAGCAAAGCGTCGTCAGTGTACGCATGACCGAAAATCTTGAGGCTGTTCTTCTGGAAGTCGCCGCTCGTCACGGTAAAGACCGTGCTGTCAGGACCCCAGTCCAGCATAAGAGGCATGGCCGCGTAACCTCTGTCAGAGAGAGTAGCGGACGCCTTAGCCACGCTGGAAAAGTTGATATACGTGCCGGGGAGTACCTTGTTCTGTACTGCCCAGATTCCACCGCCAAGGGCCATATTATTTCACCTTGCCTTTCATAAAGTTTTCAATAGCGGTATCAACCTCTTCGAGGGTGTACCACTTACCGTCCTCCAAAAGCGCGCCCAGAAGGTCACGGCGCTTAGCGTAGCGCTGAGACCTCAAAAGCTGCTCTTTGGAGTGAGTAGGAGCGGCGGGCTTTGCCGCCGCAGTAGCTTTCGCCATATCAGTTTCCTCCTTGTTCAATTTTAAGAGCTCCCATCTTGACCTCCTCAGCCGTCTTATATGTGAAGTGGTTATAGGAGACAAGGAAGTGAAGCACTCCGTCCGTCACCTGAAAACTCATATCCGTACCGCGCAGCTTATCGCCGCCGGGCAGGTCAATCACTTCAAGCACTTCGGTGAGGGTATCTGCCACGCCGTAGCAATCCTCGCGCCCGGCTTTCGGAAAGTAGAGAACATCGAAACGAGGAAGACGTTTCTTGCGCTGGGCCGGGTAGTCCGCGACCTCAGCGTTAACCAAAAGCACAATAAAAGCAGGTTGCCGAAGCCCCTGCTTTACTGCGTTTGATTCGATATGACTACCGGGAAAAGCGGACCGCAAGGCCAGCGTGATTCCGTCTAAAATAATGTTTGTACTAATTTCCGCCATTGCAGACCTCCTTCAGCTTTCGGAGCACCATCTTCTCAAGCACAGACGGGGCGATTCGTTTCAGCTTTTCCTCGGAGATAGTCAGCATGTACCGGCCCTCGACCCAGCCGCCGCTTACGGTACGGTGACCGAACTCGACATACGAGGCGTACTCGACCGGATTTATGATTTCGACCATATACGTATTCCCGGACTTTGTGACGGTTAGGGACTGCGCATACTCACGCCCGGCTTTACCGTTCTTAGCACCCCAGCCTCGGCGGAGAGTACCGCCTTTCTTACCCGAGCCTTTCAGGTATTTGCCGACCGGGGTAGCCGGAATAACGAGAGCCAAAAGCCTTGCGGCAAGCTCTTTGCTGCAAGCCACACAGAGGCCGTCTATCTCAGAGTCGCTCAGCTTTTCAAAGCCTTTCGCGAACTCCCTGAACTGAGAGAAGTCGCAGCGTCCCCAGCGGGACATTAAGCGTACTCCTTGAACGGGACGAGCGGTATCTCCTGATGACAGCTATAGACCGCAGGCTCGCCGGACCTCGCATAAGCGGTAGTCCGGCCTTCCTGCGTTACGACTATCTTAGAGCCCGCCGGGATTTCTACGGTCTTCGAGACGAAGAGCTTGACAGACTGCTGAATCAGCGGCGCGCTGTCCTGCTCGGTCGTGCTTGAGATACTTGAGAAGGACAAACGGCAGGGCTCCTCGTGGAGTTTCTGGACCTCCGTGGGCTCGTCCCGGCCGTTTGCCTTATTTACCGCTGTCTCGAGGACATAAACGTCGCAGAGGCCGTCCCAGAGCCTCCGTAGAGCGTTCTGATAGCTTTTCACCATACCAACCTCCTAAACGCTGCGATAAGCTCTGCGTCGGGGTTTACCATCTTCGCGAGCATTGCGTCGAACTGGTCCTCGAAAGAGCCGGTATCTGCAATCGCGAAGGTGACGGAGGTGTCGCCCTCAGAAATGCTCTTAGCCGGCGCGTCGAAGTCGTAGACCCCAGAGAGAGCGCCGGAAGCCTTCTTGTCTGTGAGGAACATGCCCGCAGCCATATCCGCCCAGACATAGAAAAGACCCTCCGGCACTTCGAGCTGATTCGTTCGCGCCTTTAGGGTCGTCTCGGCTTTCTTAATGTTGTAATCAAGCACCGCGCTGTCGGTCTCGGTCACGGTATAGCCGAGAGCCGACAGTCGGGCGGTTACTGCCGCGAGTATCTCCATGCTGTTCCTCCTTAGGCGATTTCGTACCAGCCCTTAGTCTTCGGATTGTCGCCTTCGCCGGGAGTAACCGCAACATAGCCGTTGCCGACCTTCGCATAGTAGGTCTTAGAGGCAGAAGCAGTCGTGTCAGTGGAGACTGTCGCGGTGCCCTTGAAAATCTTGACGTCCTTCGTCTCGTCGGTGAGGGCAGCCAGATAGTACTTACGGGAGTAAATGCTGTTCTCACGGGTGTTCGGGTCGCGCTCCTGCTCAACCTCAGTACCCTTCTTATTGAAGAGGGTAACCGCTTCCTTCGTCGCCATGTAGACGGAGCCGCTGACGGCGTCCTTCTTCGTATAGATGTTCACGCCGGCGACAGTGCCGATATAGCCGTTCTTCGCAAAAGCCTCAACATACTGCAGAGTGTCCTTGAGTTCCTTACGGAGCTCAGCCACATCCGCAGGAGAAACAAAGGCGAAGATAGTCACGCCCTCAAGGTCCTCGAGAGCGAGAACGGACTGAGCGTCGGCAAAAGCGTCGAAGTTCAGCTTAGTCACAACGACAACCTGAGTCGCCTTTGCGAACTCGCCGTAAATATCGGCGTTGACAGTGTTGAACATGTCGGTACCCATGTGCTTAGTGCCGACAGGGACGAGCTGCGGGTCGGTCATAGCCTGCTCATCGTAGTACTTGAATCTGTTCTGAGCAAGCTGAATGCGGTACTCGCGAGGAGTGAAGCCGACCTCAATGCTCTTAGAGTTGCCCGCACCCATAGCCAGCTTCTCAGTGCCGTCAGTAGCCTTGTAGACGTTAATCTTACGAAGCATGCCGGCCGTGCCCTCAAGGGCGTTGTCCACAGTGCAGAAGGTCTGCAAGTCGAGATGGGACTTGTACTGGTCCTCAATCTCATTGGACAGATAAAAATTGTCGTAAACGGTATTAGCCATTATTTCGTTCCTCCATCATAAAGTTTTTTGTACTCTTCAGGGTGTTTCTGAGAGAAGTTAAATCTCTCAGTGGGAGAGAGCTTTCTGAAGTTTTCCAGCGTCAACTTGCCGTCAGGCGCCGAGTCTCCGCTCTCACCGGGCTTAAAGCCCTCAAAATTGTTCTGCTCTTTGGTCTCGAACATAAAACCGCTGTCGGGCGCGGCAGCCAGCTTCTTAATCTGGTCAGCCAGACCCTTGACGGCACCGTCCGCGTCGAGCTCAGCCTTATCAAGGTCGAGCAGCGCCTTCACGGCCTTTACGTTCTTCGCTTTGGCAGCAGACAGAGCCAGCTCAACGGCGGTATCGATTTTGAGGCGCTTGATTTCCGCCTCATGGGCCTTCGTCGCTGCGGTGTTCTCAGTCTGGAGAGTAGCGATTTGTGTCTTGAGCGCCTCGACGTCGCCGGTAGAGGCCTTGAGGGTCTCAAGTTGCTTGTCGCGCTCCTTGACGGTATCGGCGAGAGCTTTCTTCTCGGTGTTCAGAGTGTTGAAGTCTGCGCGCGCCACGAAGTTCTTGCCGATTTCCTCAGAGACCTTTTTATCAATCTCTTCGGAGTACGCTTCTCCCAAAATAGTTTTCAGCCAGTCCAACATTTTGTCCTCCTGTCTCCCGCTGTCCTTTTTATCCGGCCAGTCCCGGTATTGCGGGTACGCTATTTGTTGTCCGCCGCGTAAGGCGGTAATTTTTGTATGAAAAAAGCGCCTCCTGCTAAAAAGCAGGGACGCTCTAATCAACTATTGCTTCTGTGGGGCTCCACGGTCTCCCGTATCGTGTTTTAACTGAGGGGGCCTTAGATTTACCCTCTGAAAAATCAGGCTCATTTATGGGCTTTCTGGATTGCTTTAATCTCAGACTCGTAGACCTCAATAAGCTCGTCGCCGTTCTGAATCAGAATAGAATCCTCTTGACGTTCATCTTCGCCGGCGTCTTCCGCGTCCAAGCAGTCAATCCACTTACCGCGCACGGTCTTACCGGTCGTGCAAGTAACGACCACGCTCTGGTCGAGTAGTGAGATATACTTCTCAATCATTTTGCTGCTCCTTTCTGCGGTCTTGCCGGGACGATGTGCCAGCCCTTACGCTTAGAATAATGAATAATACCGGTATTTGTGGGAACTTCCTTACCAGTATACTTACTTCTGTAAATGCCGATAGCCTCGGTATGAGTGAATCGCTCTTTGTGATTCCAGTCTCCGGCGTTTGTCTTAAGGAACTGGCCTTTACCAGAGTACTGGTCATAGAGCATTTGCGGGTCAACCGTAAGCTCGCCTCGAGTGGGGTCGAAGTTTTGCCCGCCCCGAATATGCTTAGACTGGTTGCCTGAGTGCATTGAGGTCGAATAGCCTTTAAGCTCCTCTAAAACGGCGTTCTTAAATATATTATACCGTGTTTTTTCTGGTTGTACAACGTATTTTTCTTTCCAGTCTGTAAACTTCATACCCCGGGGAACAGCATAGCCTTTACCTTCACCGTCTCTCGCGAAGCGGTCTCCGAGACCCTGCATATCCTCGTAGTAGGGGGCGGTCGTGCCACGGCACCACGGATGAAAAGGCGGCGCGGTAACGCCGACTTGATACTCACTCATAGGATAGACCTTGCCGTCGAGCTGCGCGCAAAGGCTGCAGGTCTCGTTGTCAAGGGTTTCCACAATAACGTACTTCTCGACGCCGAGGTCTTTGAAGCAGTCCTTGCGGGCCTCGTTCGCGAAGGCGGCGCTTTCGGTCATAACCAGACGCCCGGCCTGAGACTTAGAGACCTGAAAACGGTCGGAGATAGCCTTGATGGCTTTATCCGGCGCTGTGCCTCGCATTATCATCTGGGTAAGCTGTGTGTTGACGCTGTTAACGAGCGCCTGCTTGTTCGCCCAGATTCTATCGCTGAAGGTCTGGCTGTCTAAGGTCCACGGCCGCGAGAGTACTTTGCTGATAGCTTCATCGGTCAGCCCGTGAAGCGTCCAGCCGACCCCCATGCCCTTTTGGAGCTCAAAGGCAGTGTGATAATAGCCTCGCTGGTAAACCTCGCTCAGGGACGAATTAAGGGCCTCCGTCTGCGCCCCGTGTAAGGCCTCGGCTTGCTCCTGTAGCTGGAGCTTCAAGCTGTCAAGCCTTGACACGTGGACGCGGGCAGAAGCATTCTTAAGCTGCTTGAGCCACGCCTGAGAGACTGCGTTCTCTT